AAATTTCTCGTGTGTCCAAATGTGTGCAAATCTCTCTTTCACTTCATCGTGTATGCTGTGAGGATAGTCTATGGTGACATAGTAACCTTTACGCAGTAATCTTATCATTTGATTGATTTGTGTAGCGTGGTTATACATAAATGTCCTATTGGCACCAAAGTATATGGCTTCTGCGTTAACTTTTTTTGCCAACTCTTCAATTTGGTCAAAGTCGAGATCATTCCTCGCTAAGAACAATGTCTGTTTACCAAATGCTGGAGTGTGTTCGACCTCCAAACCTGAAAAAACACCTACACTGTCGCTCTTGCCTGTTTTGTAAACTCTGTCCATACCTTATTATAATATTGATCTATGATTTTGTCAACGTGGCTTTCGCCCTAGCGATTGCGTCCTTGATCATCAACTTGGTCCTCTTCAATCTTGTTAACACGTCTTTGCTTTCCATACTCCTGTCCTTGAGTCTGTCTTTGGTAAGTTCAGCGACCTTCTTGTCCAGGTAAGCGTGTTCCTCCTCGAGTTTCTTTAGTTTCTTGCTTCTTCTCTTTGTTAGCCTCATGATGTCCTCCTATTATTAACAATATTACAACTTACTATAATCCTTCTTATTGCACCAACGGTTGGCTGAACGTAGTGATTCAAATATCCGGGAAAAATACAAACATTACCATCCACAGGCTCTATTTGTTTACCAATGTCAGGCCAAACTGTTTTTCCACTGCCTTGTTGGCAATCTACGTAAGCCACAGCACTCCAGGTGGCAGGGTAATGGTTGTGTAATTTATGGTTGTTGGCGCCTTTGTAAATGATACCCCATATTTCATTGCAAAATAATGATCCTTCTTGTAATTTGTCAAATTTTCCAATCGTATTGGTTATTTGATCTGCTAACCATTTTATGGCATCGTATTTGATAATATGCCATGGAGTTCTCATTCCTTCTGATAGATCTTCAAATTGGTTTTCGATCGCTTCTTTTTCTATACTGTCGATAATATTTTTTCTGTGGTCATCAAAGTTAGGCAATGTGAATTGAATAAAAGGGACCTCGATAGTGGCCTTGACCTTTTCGATTTTCATAAACTCCTCCTATTCAAATAGAGAACTGAAATTGTTTGTGCCTTTACCGCCGCCTGTTGCTCTCGCCCATCTGTTACCCCTTATGTCTGCTAGATAACTTGATGCATTTGAAATAACTTCCATTGGCTTCTCACTAGTGAACACTTCTTCAACAAACGTGTTGAAATATAAGATGTTACGTGGAACGTATATGCTAGGCTCGTCAGTCTTGTCACTTGCCTTTGTTTTTCTCCAGTGTTTGACCTCTGGCTTGTATTTCATAGATTCTATGTCGTTAAGATCGTTTGCTATTTGGATTGCCCTTATCTGGTTGTATACATTGTGTGCCATCATAAGCACGTAACTGAAACTGTCCCAACTGGTTGCTCCGATCTTGCCATTTTTATTTAGATCTTTTTCGCCATACCAACAAACATCTTTCATTTTCAATCTACGTCCCACACCGCTATCAAATGGAAACTGTATATCGGAACCTTTCAACCTTCTATCATCAGGAGCCTTGTCCATCACAAATGACCATCTGTCAGGCGTGAACGAGTTGTGTGTGTACACCAGACCGTTTGCAGTTGATAAAAATGCAGATGCAGAATCAAAACTGATCGTAAAGTTAGGGTTGATGTGTTTTCTCACCTGCCTTTGTACCTGTGTGAGATAGCAACCCCAGTCCATCTGTGATGTACCAAGTACGTGCATCCAGTCCTTGCCGTCTAATTTCTTCTCATCTCTCATTATGATCATACGTTTCAGCATCACTTCCATGTCACACATGTTGATACCACCCATTGCCCAACCTTCGAACTCGAAGTCCTTGACTTGGTCATACCATATCTGTGCAGTGTTCCAGTCATCACCCTGTAGCACGTTTAACAATTTTGTCTGTCCCAGTCTGTTCTTCTGGAAGAACTTGTTGTTGTAAATTGTGCCGTCCAGTGTGTCTTGGAAACTTGTTAATCCTGTCTTTGGACTGTTAAGGTCATCTGCCGCCCACGTGGGTACGTCAAGCGTCATTGCCCAATCGCTTGTAAGTTCTAGCCAATTTAAAATATCTGATCTCACTTTGTTTGCTTTGTTACCCTCGAAATCTTTCCAGTCAAATTTTATTACACCTTTACCTATTTGATATCCACCTGAGTCTCCTACTATCGTGCTGAACTTCCTGTCCCTGTTCACGAACATATGATCTCTGTCATTGACTTTGTCCATATCCAGGCAGGCGTGTCCCGCCGAGTACAGTGCAGTTGGATAAGTGAACATACCCTTGTCAGGGTTTATGAAGTTTAGACTCTCGACTCCGTTCTCGAATGTTGTAGGGATCCTCTCTGCTGGAATGTGTTTGCCTTCTGTGACTCTCTGTTTGCTTATGAATGTGTTGTAGAAGTTTGAAATAGCAGGCAAGAACACCGCGAAGTCTCTGCTCAACTCCCCTAAATGTTCTTGCTTGTTATTCTGTGTCGTCATTACTGCGCCTGTGCTGGTATGATGTATTGATACTTGCCTAAACCAGAGTCAACA